GCACCCTTGTCCGGGTCGTCCGCGTACGTGATCGTCAGGGGCTTGGGGTCGCCAGTCGCCAGTGCCGTGGGCCACAGCGTCCCGGTGAAATGCGACCCGATCAGGTGGGTGCTGATGGCCCATTTGGACACCACCGTGTCCGAGGCCGATCGCCAGCCCGCCACGAACTGAGCCTGTGACGCCGCCTCGTCAAAGACAGCCACGGTCTTCCGACCACCACGCCCGGCGTGCCCGGTCGTCGCCTCGCCGGTGATCGCATTGCCGTCAGGATGCGACAGCAGCAAGTGCTTGCGATGGCTGCCCCCGGGGAGCAGGTCATTGCGTGCAATGGGCAAAAGGCATCTCGGCACCGTCGCAGTGACGGTGTCGATCTTCGCAAAAAGCGTATCAGGGTCGCCGATCCGGTCTACGTTGTCTTCGATGCGTGAGAGCAGCAGGGCATCCCAGCCGTGCCATCGCCAGCCCCACCACAGCACGATGGCCGCGATGGTGGACAGGCCTGTCTCGCGGCTCTTGCCAGCGGCGATGTCTTGTCCGGTGCGGGCGGCATGCACCAGAGCTTCGATGATCTCGATTTGCCGGGTCCACGGGATGAAGGGCACGATGCGGGCGTCCCCTTCGATCGGCACCGTCTCGCCAGTCTCAGGGATGACACGCTTGACCCTGCGTGACCAGCAGGCTGAGGCGGCAAAGACCACCGGGTCGTTTGCACAGGCTGAAATCAACGACGCCCGGTCAAGGTCCGTGCCACGGAGGCCCGCCAGCACGGCTCTGGCGTCCGCGATCGGGTCAAGGCTCACGTGGTTCTGGTGATCCATAGAGCCGCCTCTGGGGTTTGGGCGACACGCTCATGGACGTACGCCCGGTGAAAAATGCCATCTTTGTCCATGACAGTCGCCAGCCGGTACTCGACACTCCGAAGGCTGCACACGCACCCTTCAGGAGGGCACGGGCACGGACCCGGAGGAGGCATCGAGATCGTCTGAGGGATCGGCCTGCCCGGGGCCGGGGACACCGAGACTTCCCGGCCATCCCACGGCCCCCCGAGCAGCTTCACCAACGTCATCGAACAGATCCAGCGTGTGCGGGCATCGCGGCACCGAACCGCCGAACACGAAAACGCCTGCGGACAATGCGGCGATCTTCGTCGCCAGCGTCGTGGCCGTCGCCTCCCGGTCCATGGGGGTCTGGCCGTTCAAGCGGACCCTCCAACTCCGTCGCGCATTGAATGCACCACGTCGTCGCCGCCCAACGACGCATGTGCCGCCCGCAGCCGTCGCAAATGGCGTTCACGCTCTGCATAGCTCAATCCTCCGTCTTCTGGCAATTCCCATGGTGCGATCCGTGGGGGGTCTGCCGCGTACCTCTCCAGAGAGTCCATCGACACCAGAATCTTGCTCCTGCGCTTCGTCCCCATCCGGGTGCCCACCAGCCATTTGTTCGCCAGCAGCCAGTAGATGCGTTCCCGGTTGGTGCTGAGAAGCGATGCAGCGACGGAGGCGGGGACCAGAAGCCTCTGCTTGTAGTCGATCCTGACAGGCATGTCTTCATCCCCAGTCCGCCAGCACGTCCAGAAGCTCGCCCATGTCGAACGCACCCTCAGCCGCCGACAGGGCTTGCAGCAGAGCGTCGAACGACTGGTTGTTCGTCTCAGAGATCGCATTGGCCGCAGGCGTCACAGGCCACTGGCGGTGGTAGCAGATGACCCGGCAGACCGATTGCCAGTGGCGTTCGGTGAAACGGCTTTCGCGCGGATCAAACCACGTGATGACGTTCAGCCCCCGGATCCGGGCAGCCTCGCACGCTCGCTGGTAGTGGTTGGCCGTCCAGACACCCTTGGGCGTCCACTGCCCCGGTCCGGGCAGCCAGACGCCCCACCACGACTCAGGACCGCCACAGCCCTGAGAGATCTCCTCCGGCGTCAGAGGAGCAGGGAACGCGCCAGCAGCCATCTCGGCGATCTTCGTGTGGTCGTAGCAGGAGAACGTCGCGTTCAGGCTCGGACAAAGATGTCCCCACCGCCTGCTGTCAGCACCGAACTGGACAATCGTGCCGCGACGGCCCATCGAATCACGAAGCTGGCTCCAGACCAACTGCTCCGCGAATTCGTGGTACTCCCGCGAGAACCGAGCAGACTCAGGCAGCACCGTGAACCGGGGATGATCCAGCATCACCACACGCGGGTCGTCATCGGTGATCTCGTACGCCTTCTCGGCAGTGGCGATCCCGGCAGGGCTGTTCGTCACAAACTCGGCAATGTCGTTGGGCACCAGAGAGTCAGGGCGGTAGACCACCCACGGCGTCTCGGGCAGCGGTGCGATGATCGGAGGACAGGCGGCAGACGAGTCCGGACGGCGAGGGTCGGCAGTGAACAGGAATTGCATGGCAAGCTCCAGTGAAAAGGGTGTGCCACAGTCTACCACAGGCAACCGTGGTCCAGCCGTGCCGCAAATCACGGCACAAAAACGTATCCACGGCACAAAGGTCGATTGGGTGGCATAGGAGGAGGGGGAAGGGGCATACTTGTGGCATGCTCATCGTCGTTGACAATCGCATGATCCCTCTGGCTTCGATCGGATACATCGAGGACAGGGGCACTGAAGGCCGCATCGTTCTGAGACAGGACGCCACCACCGCGCCCACGGACAGGGTCGTCACGGTGCGAGGCGAAAGCTGGATCGCAGCGAAGAAGACGCTGATGCAGCAAGCCGATGTCGCACCCCAGCCGCCGCAACGTCGCCGGAGAGTCACCAGTGCCGTTCCTGTCTGAGATCGAGGATGTCCGGCGAGAGCTTGACGCCGCAAGGGAGTGGCGGAACAAGCACCTCGGCGTGTGGTCGGACCTGATCGCCGAGGTGACGGGCTCGTCGTACCGCGAGGTGCAGGAGGGCGTCGAGGAGGGCGAGAACTTTGCTCTGGCCTACGTCAGCCTCGTCCTGCCCCGGGTGGCGTTCGATGTGCCCAAGGTCGTGGCACGCTCTGACGACCCGGAGGGCAGCCTCCTCGCCGAGGAACTGGAACTGGCACTCAACACGTGGGCACCACGGGCCAACCTCCGCACCGAGGCCCAGCGGGTGGCCATGGATTTCCTGCTGTCGTGGGGCGTCACGCTGACGGTCAACGAGAAGCGGTCGTCACGCCGCACCGATCTCGGCGGGGCCGGGTACTCGCCCCGGGTGTATCGCATCTCGCCGGACAGGTTCATCATGGACCCGGCAGCCGAAGATCAGACCGAGGCCCGGTACATGGGGCACTCGTTCGTCCGGGGCCGCGAGGCCATGATTGACCACGCGCTGACGAACCCTGACGAAGGCTGGATCGTTGAGGCCATCGAGTCGCTGGCAGCCAGCGAGGATGTCCATGAGGCTGGCGAGATCGGGGCACAGATGCCCAACGGCATCCATGGCACCGCTAAACGTGACGTGCCGTTCCGGGACGAAATCGAGATCACCGAGATCTGGGTGCCTGAACTGGATCACCCGGACAGCAAGGCTGGCCAGCACCACGGCACCATCATCACCGTGGGCGAGTCGGCGTCAGGCGTGGCTGAGTTCGTCCGTGAACCTCGCCCGTACTACGGCCCGCCGTCAGGCCCGTACGACGTGGCCGGGGCGTACATCGTCCCCGGTGACTGCTGGCCCCTCGGCCCACTGACAGCCGCGTACGGCATGGTGCGGGAACTCAACTCGCACATGGAGTACGTCAGCGAGTCCGTCAAGCACTACCGCCGCGTCATCTTCGTGGACAAGCGGAAGACGAAGCTGGCACAGAACATCGCCAGCACGCCCGACCTGTTTGTCGTGCCGGTGGATGATCTGGACCCTGACTCGTTCTTCGTCGCCGAGTTCGGCGGCATCACCCAGCAACAGATGCAGTGGGCACAGATGTCCCGGGAACGTCTGGAGCGGCTGACTGGCATCAACGAAGTCATCCGGGGCAACGTGACTGGTCAGGCCACCGCGACCGAGGTGCAGACAGCCTCGGCGTCGTCTGGCCTTCGCATTGAGTTCATCAAGCGGCAGTTCATCGAGTCGATGAACCGCGTGATGCGCAAAGTGGCGTGGTACATGTGCTTGGACAAGCAGGTCCGCGTCCCCCTCGGCTCCGTCGGGCAGCGGCTGACGCGGCCAGCAAGCATGTTCATCGGCGGTCGCATTGATCCCGGTGACGTGGATCTGGACATCGACGCATTCTCGGTTGAGCGTACCGACGACGCGCTGCTCCAGCGTCGAGCGGTCGAGATGCTACAGATGACCCTCCAGCTTGCTCAGGCAAAGCTCGCCCTGCCCGGCGGGGCCAATTACGACGATCTGGCCGACAGGATCGGTCAAATGCTCAACATGCCAGAGTTCGGCGACGTGCTGCGTGTGCAGCAGCAGATGCAGCTTGGCATGGGTGGCATGGGCGGCATGCCGGGCGTCGGCACCGCACCACAGACAGGACCGGCAACTCTCGGCGGGCTGAACGGCTCGGCGGCGGCTGGCATTGGGAGACGATCGTGAGCGGCAAGAAGACATACGTACTCGGCGGACTGCTGATCGCCTACGTCATCGGCATGCAGGTCATCGTCGGTGAACAGCCCGACCCTGCCATCGTTGCCGCCCTGCTTGGTGGCATGGGCCTGACTCTTCGCCACGCCATTGCCTCAAAGGACGACTGATGACCACCACGGCTAGCTGGGGGCCAAAGGAATACGCAGCGACGGCGTCCATCGTCGTCATCGTGATCGGTGGCGTGGCGTGGCTTCAGTCCATCGCCAGTCAGGTGCAGCAGATCAGCACAGCAGTGCAGCCGATCATCCGGATGACATCAGACCACGAACGCAGGCTCACGGTGGTCGAAGACAGATCCGAGGAATGGAAACAGGTAGGGCCACGACTGTCTGCACTGGAGCAGCAGATGGCCCGGCAGACAGCGATCCTTGAGCAGCTACTGGTCAGGATTGACGACTTCAAGGGGCAGCCGTGACCTACTACGAGTTCACCACCGAAGCCTCGGCACTGGCGGCTGATGCCGCGATCGTGACCAACGTGGCCGTC